GGAGGGCACGCTTGCTCTAGGAATATAGCAGATTTTATAGTGGGATTTGACGAGTTTGAGCGTGGGGATGTGACAGAAGATAATGCCGTTTCTATCGTCAGTGATCTACTTAATGATGGGGCGGAATGTCACTGCGCGCACTTTTCTACGGCAGTGGAATTGGTGATGTCGAGTTCATGGAACAATAAGTCCACGTGCCGCAAGTTGCTAGACAAAGCCAAAGGCCTTTTTCGAAAAGAAAACACCTTACCCATTCTTGCTGGCGTTGCTGGCGCGCTCGTTGTCATGAAATCGATACACAGCATTTATAAGTTGTGGAATGACAACTCGGTTGAGTGCGATTCTGTTGCGCAATATCATGATAGGGATGTAGTTCCCAAGGCGCGTGCTCTACGATCTTACAAGATGAGCAACGTCGTCAAGGTCCAGAGTGGTAATGATGCACCCCCCCCTAACGAGACGTGTGTGAAGTTTATCGACTCGTTGGTAACCCGCAATGTGTATGTTTGTTATACAAAGGGGGTGGCGGAACCATGGGCGTTTATGACCGCAATAGGGAAAGACGTCTTTATGTTGAACGCGCATTATTATCGCTTGTGCAAAAGGCGTCTCGCGGCCGGGAGACCGATGGATATTGCGATGATTCCAATGGTTAATGTTCTCCACGGTGATCTCAAGAATGTCTTTCATTTGAATCTAGCAAACATCGTTAACTTTTACCCCCCCACCGCGGAGATGATCGAACATGATGCTTGGCTGTTTAGAGTAACAAACATGAGGCCACATCGGGATATAAGCCATAATTTCATATCCGAGGATGAGCTAGGACAATATAAGCGACGTGTCCCCGTTGTTTCGGCCTATCTGAGATCGAGTGATGGCGAGAACATGTTGGCAACACAGATCTCCGATGCCAACATTGTTCGGCAGCGTTTTGACAATGATGAGTTGCATATGCGCTCTTATTTAACCACGACGTTCCAAACTGAAAGTGGTGATTGTGGCTCTTTGGTAATTTGCCACGATTCCGCTGGGCGCCTTACAAAGATAGTTGGCATGCACGCCGCTTTGAAATTGGGTGTAACGGCGCTCGCCACGTGCGTTACGCGTGAATTCGTCTTGGCAAACCAACCGAGAAGTATGAGCGTATTGCCAGTTGGTGTTGACCCTGAGTTTGAGTATGACCAGAATGGACTCCTTGAAATACCGGCTCCGCATGTGTATCACCGGCCAACAAAGACCAAGCTTCGTAAGTCCCCCTTTCATGGTGTCTTTGGGGAACCAAAGCGCGATGTTGCCGCCCTTGCTCGAGAGGGCGAAGTTGATCCGTATGAACTCGCCATTGCGCGTTACGGGACGGGCAATTTCCATGTGGACGAGACCGTCCTGAATGCGGCACAGGGTTCGTATTTGGTACGTATTAAGTCGAGCTGTGGGGGCGCTAGAGACATCCTTTCTATGGAGGAAGCGATAAAGGGGATCGATGGTGAGCCTTATATCAATGGCTTGTGTAGGAAAACTTCCCCCGGGTATCCATGGAACTTGTGCGGAACTGGTGGCAAATGGCATCTTTTTGGAGATGCAGAGGAGTACAATGTTACTGGTGATGAGGCGGTCAAGTTGATGGAAAGGTGTTCCAACATTATCGAGAAAGCTAAGCAAGGCATTAGGTTGGAACACTACTATATAGATGCTCTCAAGGATGAACTCCGACCCCTTGAAAAGGT